TTAAATTTCCTCCTTGAATTCGTTATGAACATCATCTGCCATTATTTCCGGTCGCCCGTCCGATCTCGGTACGAGCGTCGGTTTGCCCGGCGGCTTCATCACAAGTCCGCCAAGAACTTCATGGAACGTTTTCTTACCCATCAGGCGTTCCATTTCCGTGATGGGGATGAGGCTTCTCCTGTAAATGTCGGTATAGCCGGCATTCTTCGCGGCCTCTGATACAGCCTGCTCATCTGTGTACTTTCTCTTTGAGCGTCCCTCGACAAGTTTGTAGGTTTTCCACTTCTTCCCATGTTCGGCAGCTTCATCTGTGGCATACTGCATCAGATCTTCAGCCCATTTCATCAGTGGATCGAGATCGGGAAGGATCTCATCAATCTCTTCATCCGAGAGGAGGGGTGGCTTCTGGAATTCGTACTTTGCGAGAGCGAGCTGCTTTTCGGCTCTTGCACGGCACTTGACTGCTGCTTTGCAAAAGCGGCACCAGTCGCCGGAGCAGTAATCGCCGAGTCCTTCATTGGCCAGAGCAACTTTAGGTTTTAAGACTTCATCTGCCCATTCCCTGAGGTGTGATACCGTGGTGTTCCAGGTCGAAATATTGTCTCGTCTCGGCTGGAAGATGGTCAGCGATACTTCCTCGAAGTTGTACAGATCTCCGAAGAGATCCAGTGCGCCGAGTGCATAGAGCATCATCTGCGGGTTTTCTTCTGACTCCACGAGCACTCCCTGACCGTACTTCAGATCAATGACATGCATCCTGTTATCGGAAACAATGATGCAGTCGCTGGTCCCAAAGCCATGCGGAATGTAAGCTGAAAGGTCAAGTTCGATCTCCGTGTAAGCCTGAGCATCACTGCAGGTCTGTCTTTCCTTGCCAAGCTGCTCCATGACAAAGTCACGGTAATCGTCAGTGCATTCCTCCATCTCGTCTGTGTTGTAATCAGACACCGGACGTTTGCTGCGACGCTTGAGAGCTCGCTTTACTTTGTGGTCAGCAAGGGCATGAGCGGCAGTTCCTTCCGCTGAAGCAGGAGAGCTGGTATCACTGAAGGATTTCTCGAGCAGTGCGGAAGGCGTACAGTGAAGCCACCTGTGTGCACTGGAAGGAGAGAGCATTGCGTGATTAACCGGCATTCCCGATCACCTCAGCTTTCTTCAGCATTTCCCTGTAGTGCGAGGGATCGACCGCGCTGAGCTTCTCTGCACCGAATGAGTGGATGAGATCGCGGACCTGGCTTCCATAGCCTTCGCTGCTCTTTGCAGAGAGAACCGTGCGAACTTCCTCGAGTGTCACCGGCTTTTCATCCGGTACGTTTTCTGCAGACGGGGCCGTTTCCGCTTTAGGATCGGCGGGGCTTTCTACACCTGCACCTGTGAGCTTTTCAATGTGGTCGGCTGTTCTGCGGAAATCTTCTGCGATTGCCTTAAGCAGTTCTTCCTGAGTCATTTGTTTCGCCTCCTTTCATTTCATGGATTTCTACTGACTGGACGCTCTGACCAGGAGAGAGGATTAGTACTTCCGTGTTTTCCCCGAAGAGAGCTGTGAGGAGTTTCATCGGAAGGTGGCGGACACCGCTGCTTACTACCTTTGTCCTGCGTCCGGAGCTGTCCGTGACGTTGATGCGGATTCTGTGTCTGAGTTTCATGTCATCACCTCGATTCTTTGTTGTTCTCCCTTCATGTCTTCCGTCCTCGAAAGGAGGGGAGAAACGCACCCCTGAATGAGAAAAAATAAAAAAAGCCTGCGGGCATTCGAAGAGGATACCTTCAGGCAAGGAACAGATATTTATTGAACGGTATAGATCAGAGTGGTATAGAATCAGATTAGAGAACAACAAATTAGAATTTAGGAGTAATATAAATGATTAAAGATTTAATGTATATTGAACTAAAAACAGGATATTCTGATGATGGTCCAGCATGGATTGGATATGTGAAAACTTCAAAAACCAAGAAAACCATTTACTTTAATGACCATGCTTTTCAAAAATATAATGGTGGTTATTCTAACTATGTAGATATTGAAAACGGCGATGAATATTGGATTTCTGGCTTGAAAAAGAGAGAGAGCAATCGTCATTGGGCCGGTCATGGGAAAATTATGATTGACCGCAGAGCTGTTAATGAATATCTTACTCTGATTGGGGAGAAAGAATTACCCCTAAATTTGTTTGAAATAATTGACATTGAAGACAGATTTCCAGTTGAAAGAGTAAATAAGCTTTTGAACGACAAAGAATAAAATTCCAGTTTGTAGAGAAAAAAAATAAGGCCAGAGGATAACACTCATAAGAGTAGTCCTCTGGCCATTTCTTTATTCCACACGAATTTTCCATCCAACCTGGATCAGGTTCACATTTCGGATCAGCGTAGGATTGAGCTTTTGGATTGTGCCGACAGATGTGCCGTACTTCCTTGCAATGGCAGAGAGCGTATCACCGGAACGCACGGTGTAATAGATCACCTGCGGCTGGCTATGGGCCCCCATCAGCTCATTTACTCTGGCCTGAACAGCGTCATAGCTGTATCCAGCGGCAGCAAGACGGTTCTTTCTGTCGTCTCCGTTTCCCCATGAACCGCTCAGAACTTCATGCGCGATTTCATCCACGCTCTTTCTTGCCGGCGCTGGTGCCGGAGTGGGAGCAGGAGCCTGCTGCTTTGCAAACCCGTTGAATCCACCGGTCTTAATAGTGGACGGATAGTCGATGTAGGAAATATCCATATCGACGTTTCCGCTGATGCCGTTTACTGAGCCGGTGGAAGAATACTGCCAGATCCCGTAAGCCCCGCAATAGGTACATTTGGAAGCATACTGAGCGACCCAATGTGTGAATGGCGTGAGCTTGGAATCATCCAGTCTCTCACGGAAGCCGGAATCGGTGGAGCTGTAAATCCCTGCAAAATATCCAGCCGCTTCCAGTGCTCGGCAGAATGCAATCGCAGCTTCCGTAGCGCCTGCCTTGGCAGAAGGAGCAGTGGCTTCCAGATCAATAAAGACAGGATATTCGAGCTGCTTTCCCTTGAGCTGTGCAAGGAAGCGTTCTGCATCTGCCTTTCCGTCTGCTGCGGAAGTGCAGCCAGGCCCGACAAAATAATACGCTCCGACAGCGACGCCGTTAGCCTTCGCATTTCTGTAGTTTTCTTCCCATCTGGGATCTGTGTAGAATCCGTCATCCGATCCGCCAGACTTGATAATGGCGAACTGAATACCGGCTGCTTTGACTCTTGTCCAGTCAATGGCTCCTTGCCAGTGGCTGACGTCAATACCTCTGAACTCACTCATGTTCTTACCTCCTTAAGATTTGTGACAATAAGAAAGGCTCCCTGGGTTTTGAAGCCCAAAGAGCCGGAAGCGCTCCTTTGACGGAAGGAGCAGCCGAGATATGAGGATCACCTCCTCTCACTGATTCGTTTTGGTCAGCTGCTTGTAGATCTGGTTTACACCGGTTGCTGCAAGACCGGATACGATGCCGACTGCGAGGGCGTTGATGATATCCTTGGCTGGGAAGTCCGGCATGAGATACAGCCCGGCGATTCCGAGCACGGCACCGACGCAACCGCAGATCACCGGGATCAGCTCATCCTTCACGGAGCCAGCCGCCTTGCAGCCGATACCGACGAGATAGGCGATCACCGTGATTGCTGCCACACTAGCGATTCCAAAGTCCATAGCTTCATTCCTCCTTTTCTTTACTGTCTGCCGAGAGGGGCAGTTCCTGACACTTTTTGTACAGGGTTTCTCCGGTTCCGTTGCCGCCAAGTGCCTTGTATGGTTTGTACAGGTACTCAAGATTGCTCCGATCTTCCGGAGTGCAGTATCCCCGAGCAATAAAAAAGCTGCAGGCCTGATAAATCCGGTCGTGCAGCAGTGCCATCATTCCTTCTCTGATCTGTTCGTTTTCCTGTTTTCTTCGCAGAAGTGCTCGCCAAAGCCATGTGATGATGGCGATGACCAGAGCGAACAACTCCTGAATCCAATACTTCAAAATGAAGTCGATCAATGGAATCACCTCCTTCCTTAATCCTCCACATATACCATCAGGTACTTGTACTTAAGCGTTGCTTGGTTATAAGCCATCAGAGTTGTCTCATCATTGGCAACACCATCGGCAAACTTGAAATGCCCGATCTGGTCCGCATCCGGGTAGCTGGTTGTTCCGTTGTCTTCGCTATCTACGATGCACTTTCCTGTTGTGGCATAGAACCGGAATCCGTTATAGGTATCCATGTCCGTTGACAGGGTTCCGTCCGAAAGCTGTACTTCCACGACTTTCAGGCGGATATCCGGATCGCTCTTCGTGATTGAGGATCTCTTCAAATGCACAGCGCTGTTTGCGGGATGGGTAATGAAGCCCCTCCCGTCATCCACATCCAGCGCAAGCTTTGTCACAGCAGCGACGTTCTTGATGTGATCGAAGGAGGGCTTGCGTACCTCCATGACGTCACTGGAAGATCCTCCAGATCCGGATGTCGGAAGAGTCAGCACCTGTTTGGTTCCTTCCGAGGAGCGGATGGTGAGCTTGCCGTCGCTCAGCTCAAAGGTGTAGGTCGTATCGGAAAAGACGGCTCCTTCCGGGACATCCGATTTTACGGTATGCCCGCCAAGAGCTTCTGTATTTTTCTGGATGGCATCGGTGTTTTTCTTCACGGCAGCTTTGATTTCCGTATCGTCATAGGCGGTATCCGTAAAGACCGCATTCTCAGGTACGTCGCAGGCTACCGTGTGTCCGTTCACCTTGGCGGCATTGTCCACAACTCCGTCCCCGTCGGCATCAAAGGAAGAAACCACATCAACGAGAGCGTTCGAGAGCTCGCATAACTTTTTAAGGATTTTAGATTTCCCCTTGTAAGCAATCCGGAAATAATTCATGAGCCTGCCTCCTTTGTCTTATCCTCATCAAGCAGCGTGTATGTGATCTTCATCGTCTGTGAGGCATTCTTTTCGATAGGACTTGAGAGGTTGGCAATCGTCCCGAGATAGTTGGCAACATAACCACGGTAGATCCGGGACGAGTCATAATAGCCAAAACACTCCAGATGGTCCCCGCATACCTGGAAATGATCCGACCAGTCCGACTCGCGGCGGGTGCCTTTAAAGTTATGGAGAAATACAGTTCCGTCTTCATACACCAGACCGTTTCGCCATTCATAGCCGTCCTTGGTGTAATGATAGAGGTTCAGCGGAACACCTCCGTTATAAGGGGTGATCTGCTGAAAACTGTAGATATAGTCACTGGATCCGTCCTCAATCACCCGGATTGCTTTGACATCCACGGGATTTTTGAGACTCACCTTAAGCACCTCTTTCTGGTTTACCGCAATCACATACAGATAGCCATTCCGAACCCGGATCTGATAAGGATCGCTGAAGTAACTGACATATTGCGACACATAGATTTTCTTTGTTTTGTCATAGACGGATACCGTGTCATAATTGCATAAAACTCTCGGCGCTATCGTCATCGTGTGGATGTCAGATTTGCTGTAAGAGCCATCTGAATACTTGATGGTAAACCAGTTGAATACGTGGCCGGGCTCTTTTTCGGGATCAAATCCCGCGTAAACACAGTAAAGGAATCCGTCTCCGCCATCAAAATACAGCTTCTCGTTCCGGCAGCGGTAGGTATAGGAATTCGTTGCTCCGGAACTGCTCGATACATATGTGAAAGAACAGCACGTCGTGTCAAATTCCGTAACCGCTTCATAATCCTCCACGCGGGAAGCAAAGTCGTACACGTTATGGTGGAGCATAGCTCTGCGGACACGAGATACCCGAATCGAATCCTTGACATTTTTAAACATATACAGGTATTCCCCATCATATCGAACTGGATACCAGCTTCCGTCTGTGGAAGGGCTTCCATTGGACGAGCTGCTGTAGTAGCCCATGTAATTGATCAGCGGATTGGAAGCCGCGTAATTACTGGTACGTGCCAACGCTTTGATCGTCCCGTTCGCCTGTGACGTACCGAAGTCCCAGACGCTTTTATATCCATTCTCCACAGGTCCCGATTCTGCAGCATTAAACGAGCCTCTGTGGATATCCGATGTGTTTGTAGAGCCGTCTGCATATCCTACGAGGTGCACGTCCTTTGTCGGAAAATGTACGTTACGGATGTCCTCCGTAAGCGTCCCATCAAAAAGAAGGATGCCGCCGAGGGCATTGGTCGCAATCGGAAACACCTCGCTATCCAGATTGGCCCCACAGTTCTGCGCGATATTCATCACGTACCGGAGCGCATCCGTGACGAGGTTATGATCCTCTGCCTTCTTCTCCAGCTTCCCCGTCTTTGCATTAAAAAGTTCTATCGTTGTGATCCCTCTCATGCCGATATTTCCTCCTCATAAATCTGAATGTCCGTAACGGTTGCGGACTCTGTCAAAATCGCGCGCACCATCACGGAACCGGTGCATTTTTCCGCCCACGTCGAAGGGGTAATCGAGCGCATTGTTCCCTCAAACATGCCGTACACATCCTGGGTATAATCCGGTGTCACCCACTCATCCGCATAGGTCCACCAGCTTTTTCCTTTATCAAATGACACCAGGTATGCGACATCGTCCCCGGAATGCTTGGATGTAATCTGCATAATGGCGGAAACTTCACAAACGGGCGTGGTCAGGGTTCCCAGGCTTGCCCCATCCGCGTTCTTCCAAACGGCGCCGTCATAAGTGACTCTGTCATAAGCCATGACATCCTTTGCGTAGGATACTGTGAACTGATGCAACCGGAAAATAGGACCGATTGCATCTGAGAATGCTCTCAACAGTACCTCTGCGACATCGAGATGGCTGATTTGGTCGTTAAGTGCAAAGTCTTTTGCTGCCGCGAATACAGAAGAAACAGAATCCTCAAAATCTCCAAGAAGCACTTCCCGAAGATCCGTTGCAGGAAGCGTATCCTCCACTTGGGTCGTCCCATCCCAGGCACCATCCCCGACAAGTCCCTGACCGGAAATATATGCCCTCGCCTGCGCCATGCCGATGTCAATTTCTCCGCCTTCCATCGTGATGTTTACCAGAAAGGATCCGATGATATTTGCCGTAGAGTTCCAGGTGTATAACAGATGAAGCAGATGCGTTCCGTCTGACGCGGTCTCCACAGGATAGTAGTCTGTGATTGACTCGCCGTTTAGTTCGTAGCTGACCTTCAGGATTCCTTCCTGTTCGGAAAAGGTCCCTTCCAGAATGGATTCTGTTGTATTGAGCTGATAGATGATCTCTGCATGAAAGTCCACATGGGTGTCTTTTGTCGTGACGTAATGAAATTCAATGATCTTTCCACTCTGACCATCCCCGATGTGGATGTCCTGTGCATTCTGGTAATCGTAATAGTGGACTGCATCTCCATCGACCCGGTTCATAAGCCCCGCGAGGTTCTTATCCACCTTGCTTCTGGCGCTTGCAAGTGCCGGGTTCTGACCGACACCTTTTACCTTGTACTCACCGCCATATGTCCAGTCGTACTTTGTGATGCAGTAGAGCTTGTCTCCATCTGCAATCCCATCAGAAAATACCAGTACGTCTCCAAGATCATAGGCTGGGTTACCGATCATGGACACTTCCATTGGCACGTAATCAATTGCAGAAAGCGCACTAAGGACAGCCCTGGTCTGCTGCTCAAGCGTATCGGAAACGCCATACTGGAGCAGAGGGTTTGCGCCGAGGTTGTAGGTTAAGCCATCATCCGCATCAAGACAGTAGTATTTCGTTGTCTGTGTTGAGATATCCACTCTTGAGACGCCCGTGTAGCGAGTCTCAAAATCTGAGAACTTCGCTCCAGTATAGCGATGCCTGGAATCGATCGTATCCACCGGTTCCTTTGTGTACCGTCGAAGGATAAGCTTTCCCTCTCGATCCATTGTGGCAAAGGAACCCGCTGCCTGAGCGGTCCAGCTCACCAGATCCCGCCAGGTTTCTATGTCGTTGTCCTCATACACGGCAAGATTCTCTTTGCCGTTTGGGAATAACTGAAGATCTGTCTTGCTCTGCGCCATCAACACACCGCAGGCGTTACACGCCAGGTGCAGAAAATCATAAATGGTGCCCTGTGAAGATGATAGTGAAACCGTCTTATCAAACAGGCCCATTCCGTCATAGGCTGTGATTTCAACTCCCGACAAGGTCCAGTTTGCTTCGGCAATGTAAAACACACCAAGCGGCACGTCCTCGTAGCTTCCGTCCGCAAGTTTTAGCCCACAGACTGGAGTTATCGGTTTTCCGAGAAGTGTTCTCTTCTCTAAATGAAGGCCATTAAAAGTTGCCTTTAACTGCCCGATATAAACCTGTCCGATCCCCACGTTTGTTTCATCCGAGCACTGATTCGTAATCGAAAAAGACCCAGAGAGGATGTTTTCATCCCAAAAAGGAACTGCTCCAATCGTTCCCTTCATACGAAAGCTTTGTACCGGCTGCTTCATGGCGGCCTTGTATTGTTCACTTACAGCGTACATGAAGCGCCTCCTTTCTTAGAACTCTTCCAGATCGAAGCTTACGGTGTAGAGTCCATTCGTTCCTCTCGTCTTCTCTGAATGCTTCTCCGGTCCGGTTTTGAAGTTCCGCATCCGCATGGTTCTTGTCTTGTAGCCCTGCGTCTTCAGATCATAGAGCTTTACCTGTATCGAATCCTTATCCCGGAACGTGGCAAAGGTCGCTGCCCACCGGCTCGAACACGGAAAAGAGGCAGAGACGGACAGCTTGTCATACCTGGTGACAATGACCTGATCCGTTCCTGCCTCGGTTTGATTGGTACTCTCAACGACAGCGTAGCTCTCCTCCCAGCTTTCCGGTGTGAAGAGCTTTACGTCATCAAAGTAGATGGGGTAATCACTTAACATGCATCATCGACCTCCTGACCGATAGTTGCTCCGCTGGGTCGCCCGGACGACGATCTCATCAATTCTCTCCTGCCCGATGTAGACAGGGATAATGATGTCACCGCCACCTACTCCTGCGAGGGCACCCTTCACAATTTCCACAAGTTTATCCGTACCAACCACGGCTTCCTGCCCGGCTTCGCCGCCTCCAAGGAGCCTTCCTCCGGAAGCTCCGAAGATCGTCGGGCTGTTTAAGAGATAGGCATCATCCATAGCCTTCCGGTACCAGCTGACCGACAGGTGCGGAACCGACGGAGGATCAATGGAAAGCTTTCCGCTGATCGAGAAGTGCGGGAGCTTGATATGTGGAAGTTCCAGGTGGCAGCCGGAAAAGAATCCGCTGATCCTGCTCAGGCCACCGCTTACAATGCTCTTGGCATTTTCGATCATGGAGGAGAAAGCATTCCGTATTGCTCCAAGTTTCCCCTGTGCGGAAGAAAGCGCATCACCAAGCTTGCCGCCTGTGAGATTATTGATGGTAGTAAAGCCCGCCTCCCAGATCGACTTGTAAGCATCCACAGCCGTTCCGATGATGCCCTTGATCCCGCCGCCGTGCTGATCGATGGATGACTGAATCGCATCCCATGCATTCCCGGTGTTCGTCTTTACGGTCTCCCACGCAGTACCGATTGTGGTCTTGATGTTGTCAAAGGTCGTACCTGCTGTCGTCTTGATTCCGTTCCACACACCGGAAAGCGTCGTCGTGATGCCGTTCCATGTGGTGGTGGCAACAGAGCTGATGGTCGTCCAGGTATTTCCGAGAAAATCCGAAATGCCAGTAAAGACCGTGGTAGCTGTCGTGCTGATCCCTTCCCAGAGTCCTGTGAAGAAGCCGCTGATCCCATTCCACACAGTCTCAGTCACAGACTGGATTCCATCCCAGAGCCCGGAAAAGAAGTCGCCGAGGCCTTCACCAATGCTCTGTACACCAGAGCAAACGGTAGACCAGACGCCGCCGAACCACTCAGAGATTTCTCCCCAGTGCTTCACGATCTCAATCACTGCGACTACAGCAGCCACCACCGCCGCGATGATGGCGATGATCGGAAGAATCGGAACGGAAACTGCTGTGATCGCCGGGATTGCCGTTGTGGAAAGGAAACCGACCAGCTTTCCGACCACACTTGTGACGGAACCCACAGCGGTGACAACCTTGCCAACGCCAACAACGACTGGGCCGACAGCGGCAGCGATGAGCGCTGCTTTTACGATGGCTTCCTGCATGCCCGGGGATAATCCGTCCCATGCATCCTTGAGTTCGGTCACCACGTCTTTGATCTGCGTCATGGCTTCAGTGATCATCGGTGCAGAAGCATCGACGATTTCTGCGCCGAGATCTTTCAGGTTGTTCATCACAACCGTCATCTGATCCAGAGGATCCAGCGTTTCGTTGAAGGTATTCTCTACGGATCCTGCATAATCTCCGAGAGTAGAGGACAGGTCATCGAGGGAGAGCTTACCACTCTGCACAGCGTTATAGATGGCACCACCAGCACGAGAGCCGAACAGGTCGTATGCTGCCTGCAGCTTCTCCGTGTCACTCTGGTTGCTGTTCATCGTTTTGGAGAAGTCCTTCAATGCATCACTGAGGGATTGACCATTCTTCGTTGCAACCTTCTGCGCTTTGGTGAGGCCAGTGAGCATTGTGGAGGTATCCAGACCAGACATCTCGACGGCACCCATGAAGCCTGCTGCCTGTTCTGCAGAAAGCCCCATCGACTGGAACTGTGCGGCATTCTTGGAAAGATCCTGCGAGAGCGTATCCATCGACACTCCGGTTGCCTGTCCGACCTGATTCAAAGCATCGAGGAGGTTCCCGGCATCATCAGACGACTGACCGAAGGCATTGAGGACGGAAGATACGTTATCGACAGAAGTAGAAACATCGGTAGAATTCAACGTCGAGAACTCCACAAACTTCTTAGAGAGGTCTTCCAAAGCATCCCCCGTCAGACCAAACCTGGTGTTTACTTCGCCAATGGCATCCCCGGCAGTCTGAAAGTCCGTCGGAATCGTCTCTGCGATTGACTTGGCGCGCTTCTGCATGTCCTCAAGGGCTGCACCGCTTGCGCCTGTCTTCTGCGTCACGGTATCGAGCGCTTCATCGACTTCCTTCCAAGCGGCAACCGAGGCAGCACCCACCGCAGCAACAGGGACCGTGATGCCTTTGGTGAGTCCCTCTCCCACATCATTGATCTTGCCGCCGACTTCCTTCATCTTGTCACCGGCGACCTGCAGCTGCTGACTGGCGACAGAGTCGAACTTCTTATATTCGTCCTCCAGACCTTCGAGGGACTGCTTTGTCGCTTCGATCTCCCGGGTGAGCGCTTCCTGCTGTTTCTGCGTCTCCTCGGTCTGCGGCCCTGCCTTGAGCTGAGCTAAGGCTTCCTTCTCCTCAGCAAGCTTCCTCTTCGTGGCATCGATGGCGTCAGTCAGATATTTCTGCTTCTGTGCAAGAAGATCGGCATTACCCGGATCCATCTTCAGGAGCTTGTTTACATCCTTCAGATTGCTCTGGGTATCACGGATTTCCTTGTTTACACCTTTCAGGGCATTGGAGAGCTTGGTAGTATCGCCGTCCAGCTCAATCGTTATGCCCTTGATACGATCTGCCATAGCTCATAACCTCCTGAAAAACGGCATGAAAAAAGCACCGGCTTTTACCGATGCTGATTAAAACGAATCGAAATCCTGCTGCGTTGCAACCTGCCTGTACTCGTCATCACAGAGATCATTTCCGGATTCAATGATCATATCCATCACGAGTCCTTCCTCCACGTTGTCGAGTTCCTCTAAGGAAAAGCCCAGCTGTTTGGCACGCAGCATAAACACAGCCGTGTTTACTTCCCGTTCAGTTGGGCGACTTCTTTTTTTGGCTTTGAGGTTGTCCTTCTGGAGCCAAGATAGAGAGTAACGAACTCCTGCATGTGAAGGAAGAGTTCTGCGCCATCGAACTGGTCTGCCCAGGTAAGGAAAGCATCTACGCTCAGATGATTCATATCCTTCTTTTCTGCCTGTGCATTCATGATGAAAGCGAGTTTGTCACCGACTGTCATATCGGTTTGATCATCCTCGCTGTTTTCCATCTTGTTCAAGAGGATCATCAGATCCTGATGGAATACCTGCTTAAAGCGGTAGGCTGTTGTTCCCGTTGCGAGAAACGGGAAATTCTGCTCCGACCCATCACTGAGCCGGAGCGAAATCTCCTGATACATGATCGTTCCTCCTTATTACTTGCTGGAACCAGATGTCGAAGTAGTGGTGCTCGTTGTACTGGCTGCCTTTACTGCGGCAGGCGTGTACACCTTGCTGTACCAGTTCTGGTAAGTGGCATCGGCTGTATCTGCTCCAGACCTAGCCTTGACGATGTTCTTGCCAAGGGTTGCATCCTTGATGCTGGTGGCATTAATGGTAAGACTCTCGGTCTGGACCTCGATGGAATCCTCCTTCGTGGAAGATGCTACGGAAGGTCTCGTCGCCGTGCAGTTATACATGACGTGACGGATTTCATTCACATCGCCGTCAAACTCAAAGAGCAGGGCAAAGTGAATCGGCTGCGCATCCGCGTCTTCAATCAGGACACCGTTGCCGTCCTTGATCTCTCCGAGCACATTCTCCCGAAAGTCCTCGGGTACCATTGCAGACTCAAAGTCCCCGTTATATCCACTGTTTGCAGTGGTGACGAAGTACTGCACACCGTCTGCCCAGAAGATAGTCTGGTCTCCCTGAGCATCCAGAGAGAGGGATACAGCACCCGGCCACGCTACAGGGTCTGCGAAAGTGGCAGTGCCGTCTTCCGCGATTGTCGCAATGGCATAATGTACATTTTTAAGGTTGTACTTGACCTTATTCTTTTTATTTGCCATTTCAGGCCTCCTGTTCAAATGAATACAGGACCTCGTAGAGCTTTTCCGACTCTATCCAGGTCTCTGTTTTGTTAAAGAAGATTCCGCTTTTCACGAGCAGGTCTTCCAGTTCCTTTTCGATCTTTGGATCCTTCTTATCCGTGTAGAGCTCGATATCGATCTCGGTAATCGGGAAATACACGGTTCCATCCGCAGCGAAGTTATCACTGTTCGGACAGCGATAGCAGAGAAAAGGTGGATCCGGTCCTTCACCCTCGGTAAAGTGATCGTAGGCAAAGGGAAGACCCAGCTCCTCCAGAATGGTGATGATCTTGTCCATCAGCTTTTCAACTCCTTCTCAATCTCGTCGGATAGCTTTCCGGTGATGCCTTCCTCCACGGTCGAGATATGCGGGATACCATCAACGCGACCTCCGCCACGCTTGGCATGACCTTTTTCCAGAAGATGGGTGAGTCCATAGATCTTGTTATGAACGACGACTTCAGCGCCGACAGCCGTTTCCTTCTGAACTGTGGATCGCCAACTCTTGGCGTACTTGCCTCTGCGCTTGGGTGATTTTTCCTTCAGTTCCTTTACAGCTTCCTTGCCGGCATCCTTGATTTCCTGCTTTACAACATCGTTCACATCCTCCACGTAGTCGGAGAGTGTCTTCTCAACCGTTGCAGCAAGATCGTCTGCTTTTATCTTCATCGCTTCACCTTCTCACATCGGAATTTCAGACTTCGGTGATGGAATCCCATCGGGTCTATCGCCGTCACGTTGTAGAGATCATCGCCGTGTCGGATCCTGAGCTTCGTGGAGTCGAGCCCTTCGAGGCATTCCGCATACCGGACCGTGAAATCAAGTGCCTCCGTACTGTTCGTAGTTCCGGCTTCCTGTTTCTCTGAGCCGCCGCTTTGAACTGGCGTTGCCCAGCAGGTGAAAAAGTCCGTCCACGCATTGGTGTGGTTTCCGTACTTGTCCTTCACGATTTCATTTTTCTGAATCGTGATGCGGATGTTCATGCCTGCAATGTTCATCAGAATCCAGGGCTCCTTTCTCCAAACAGAATGGCGCGGAGGGTAAGAATCAGTGCGTGATGGTCTGCTTCCTCCCGGTGCTCATTTAAGTAAGCGAGGGCATAGAGAACAGCAGCCATGACGAGAGGGCTGTCACTGTCGTCGAGCGAGTCCTTCCTCAGCACATCAGCTACCAGACGTTCTGCTGCGGAGATCTCGCTTTGCAGGAGTGCATCTTCATCCGAATAATCAATTCGGAGATATTTCTTGGCGTCCTCAAGCTTTACCATAAGCACCTCCATAATGATATGGACCGGAGTGATTGGCTCCGGCCCCTTTACTAGTTAAGAGGAAATCCGTCAGGCGGATGCTCCAGCCTTCAGAATCTGTACAGCCTCCGGAAGAACGAGCTTGCCGTCAACACGCTCCTTGGCGACGTAGCCGATCATTCCGTTGCCTGCGAAAAGCTCACGGAGTTCCTGAACGGAACGAGTGCCACGGTCTCCGATGTTGTAGTAGGAGAAGTCGCCGAATGCGATGGCAGGCTTTCCAGCTTCCAGCGCCGGAGCATAAGCAGAGGTCAGAACGGAATATCCGCAGAGACGATCCGGCTCACCGGCAGTGTAGGAAGGCTGCCAGATGTACGCACCGTTCGAATCCTTGAGCTTGCGGAGAACTGCAAGAGTGGAGTCGTTCAGAATGAAAAGGGCATTCTTTCTGTACGGACGCTTGAGGGCGTAGATGAGGGAGATCACATCATCGGCAGTAATCTTAGTGCCGGAGATGGTCACACCAGTCTGGCCGCCACCGGTCTCAGCGAAGATGCCGGTCGGCTTGCCCTTGCCGTCACCGTTCAAGAAAGCATCCTCCTCGGCATTGCCGATGGCCTTTCCGAAGGTATCGATGATATAGTTCTCAAGATTGAAGGCGTTGTCGTAGAGCAGTTCCTCCGTTACCTTGATGGCTACGTGCAGTTTGTGGGCATCGAGGATCACCTGGTCGAAAGTAGCGTCGCCGAAGGTGAGCTCCTGACCTTCCTCAATCCATGCAGCCGCGGGCTTAGTCGCAGCAATGTTGATCTTGTGCTCGCCGGATGTGGTGATGGTAGTCGCAAGTCCGCGGAAGATATTCTCCTCCTCGAGTCTGTCGATCAGACGGGAATCCCATTCCTCCGGAACAAGGTAGCCGCCGTTCGCGTCATTGCCTTCTTCCAGAACATCGGATACCTGGTGGAATCCGGTACGCATGGCAGCGATCATTGCCTTGGCGTATGCGTGAGAAGCACGGCCTTTTTTCTCCGGCTCGTCCTTTACGCCGGCTCCCGGCTTTCCAGTGAGGGGAGAAGCGGTCGGCTTTCCCATCTGCTCCTCAATAGCTGCCTGTCTGTTCAGACGGTCGATTTCCTTGGTGTAGTCGGTGATTTCCTTCTCCATGCGGTCGTAGGTTTCACCGTCCTCCTGAGAGAGAAGTCCGTCGGTGTTTCTGTGAGAGTCAAGGAAGGCTTTTGCAGCTTCCCATGCCTTTGCTCTCTTGTTCATAAGCTCCTGTAAAGTCATAATATTTTCCTCCTTAGATGAACTGTTTCATGAGATCGAGTCTCTTTTCGAGGTCATCGACCCTGTGTAAGTGAGTGGTATCTTTGGCCTGCGGGGTTGCAGGGTGGTTCCTTGCGTAGTCGCAGAGTTTCTTATTGATCGCTGCTGCCACCTGGTAGCGGGAGAAAAGCATGCCGGAAGGCTGCTCTTCAATCTCCTCTGACGACTCGTCCGGTTTCTCATCGCTCTCGGATGGCTCATCCTCTTCGTCAGGCTCAGGTACTGTTTTGGTACCGTAGAGTTCGTCGCGCTCGATCATGCCGTCTGCAAAGTGAAGCTCCACAGCCTTGCCGGCATCCATCCAGGTCTCCTCATCCATGAGTTTCGAGAGCTTGTTTCTCGAAAGACCGGTCTTTGCCTGATAGGCATTGATGATGGAATCCTTCACCTCGGAGAGCATCTGGATGGCTTTCTGCATTTCTGCTGTGTCACCCATCGCAACAGTGCTCGGGTTATGGATCATGATCATCGAGACAGGAGAGACGAGAACCGTATCGCCTGCCATTGCAATGACGGACGCTGCCGATGCAGCAAGACCGTCTACCTTGACGGTGACCTTTCCCTTGTAGTCACGGAGCATGTTGTAGATCTGAGCTGCCGCGAAGCAGTCGCCTCCGGGGCTGTTTACCCAGACGGTGATGTCGCCGGTTCCGTTCTCAAGATCGGAACGAAAAAGAGCCGGGGTGACGTCATCGTCAAACCACGACTCTTCAGCGATTGTTCCGTTTAAGAACAAGGTTCTTGATTCAGTTGTTTCGCTTGGATTTTCCGGTACGGGCGTTTTGTTTCTTACCCATTTCCAGAACTTCTTCTGTGGATTCATCTGAGTCCTCCTTATTTTCTGATTCTGTATTCTTCTCATACGCGGATCCTGCGTCAGCGAGTTTTACGACATTTCCGTTCAGGACGTGAAGGTTGCCGCCTTCCTCATCAGAAAGCAGGTCCATGTTTTCAAGCTCTCTCACATCATTGATGGAGTAGATGCCGTTCTGAATGCCGGTGGCGTAGCCGCTCATCCGGCTGCCGTAATCTCCTCGAAGCAGGCCGTCCACGTTGAAGCGGATGAAGTAGTTTTCCTTTTCCTGCGGAAGCAGGAGAGAGCGCTGCATCGACTGTTCCCAGCGGACGAGCCACGGCTCCAGCGTATAAGTGACAAATTCCAGTGACTGCTCCTCAATGTTTGAGAAGGTTGCATGCTCCAGATCACCGATGAGGTGGGGTGGAATCCGGAAGATCCTTGCGATCTCATCCAGCTGGAATTTCCGAGTCTCCAGAAACTGCGCCTGTTCGGGCGAGATGGAGATCGGGGTATAAGTCATGCCCTCCTCTAAGATCGCAACCTTGTTGGCCTTGTGGCTTCCTCCGAAGCCCGCTTCCCAAGAGGAGCGGATCTTCTCCGGATCCTTTACCGTCCCGGGCATGGAAAGCACGCCGGACGGATTCGCGCCGTTCTTAAAGAAGGACGCGCCGTATTCTTCGGTTGCCATTGCCATGCCGATGGAGTTCTTCGCCATCGCGATAGGGGAGTAACCGACAAGGCCGTCAAAGCCAAGACCGGGAACATGCAGCACTTCCTCCGGGGAGAGCCGGACCGTTCCGGTTTTCATCGTGGGAGCATCCGAGGTATTCATCTGGTACTCATAGTAGATGTGGCCGTTCTCATCACGGTCCACACGCATCCGGTTTGCCATCAGAGGATATAGCCCTACGACTTCACCGCGTCCGTTCCTTATGATCTGTGCGTAAGCGTTGCCCCAGAGGAGCAGATGCGTCATCAAAGTCTCCCGGAAGATATACGATGTCATTTCCGGATTCGGCTCATCATGTAAAAGCCGGTAAAGCGGATGTTTCACAGCTTTCACCTTGCTGCCTTCCTCTGTGTATTCATAGAGGTGAAGCGGCAGGCTTGCGATGGCCTCCGAGAGAACACGGACGCAGGCATAGACTGCTGAGATCTGCATGGCAGATCGTTCCGTTACGGTATTGCCGGAAGTCGTGCCGCCGAAGTAGTAGCGATAGCCGGACCCGTTCGTGGAGTTCTGCGGCTTATCTCTGGATTTAAATAGTTTTGAAAAGATGCTCATTCATACCTCCTGCATGATCAGAGAAAGAGGATGCCGCGGTCGTCGTAGACGGATTCGCCGCTATCGTTGCCGCACCGGATTGCCCGGTCGAGGCCCATGATCATAGCGACCGCGCCATCGATCTTCTCTGTGGACTTTTCCTTGTCTGCCTTGATGTTTCCTGCCGGATCACGACGGATGAAGATGTTATCCATCATCCAGCGGAGCACCGGATGCCCGCCGTGGGCAATCCGTTTCTCAAGGACCAGATTCATGAGCTCCTTGGTAGGCGGAGACATATCTTTAAATCCCTGGCCGAAAGGAACAACGGTAAAGCCCATGCCCTCGAGGTTCTGTACCATCTGGACAGCTCCCCAGCGGTCAAAGGCGATCTCACGGATATTGAACCGGTTCCCGAGATTCTCGATGAACTTCTCGATAAATCCGTAATGAATGACATTGCCTTCGGTCGTTTCGAGATAGCCTTCCTTCTCCCAGAGGTCGTAAGGAACGTGATCACGCCTCACACGAAGATCAACGTTGTCCTCCGGAATCCAGAAGTAGGGGAGAACCACATATTTATCCGTCTCATCCCTTGGCGGGAAGACGAGGACAAAGGCTGTGATATCCGTTGTGGACGAAAGGTCAAGACCGCCATAGCAGACACGGCCCTCCAGCTCATCCGGATCCACAGGATAGGCACAGGCGTCCCATTTGTCCATTGGCATCCAGCGGACAGCCTGTTTTACCCATTGGTTCAGTCTCAGCTGCCGGAAGGCGTTCTCTTCGCCGGGATTCTGTTTGGCGGAGTTGCAGGCATCTTGCACCTTATCGATGCCGACCGTGATGCCAAGCGACGGATTCGCTTTCTTCCAGACCTCCGGATCTGTCCAGTCGTCGGATTCCGCTGCGCCGTAGATCACAGGGTAGAAGGTCGGATCAATCTTTCTTCCGGCGATAATATCGAGTGCCTTCTGGTGGACCTCGTAGCAGATGCTATTCGTATCCGTTCCTGCAGTCGTGATCAGAAAGTAAAGCGGCTGGGTTCTGGCATCGCCGGATCCTTTTGTCATAACGTCGTATAATTTCCGATTCGGCTGGGTGTGAAGCTCATCGAAAATCACGCCGCTCGTATTAAAACCGTGTTTATTGGCGACATCTGCAGAGAGCACCTGATAGGTACTGTTCGTCGGAAGATAGATGAGTTTCTTCTGGGATTCCAGAATCTTCACTCGTTTATCCAGAGCGGGGCAGAGCCGCACCATATCAACGGCCACGTCGTACACGATCTTGGCCTGATTTCTGTCTGCGGCACAACCGTAGACTTCTGCACGCTCTTCCCCATCGCCGCAGGTGAGAAGCAGAGCGACCGCCGCGGCAAGCTCGGACTTTCCTTGTTTCTTTGGAATCTCGATGTAGGCTGTATTGAACTGGCGATAGCCGTTTGGCTTCAAAACACCAAAAAGATCTCGGATGATCTGCTCCTGCCAGTCAATCAGATCAAAGGGCTTCCGGTACCAGCTGCCTTTGGTATGCCGGAGACTTTCGATAAAGAGCACGGCATAATCTGCAGCCTCCTTGCTGTAGTGGGAGGTCTCCGCCATAAAGCGTGTCGGCTTGTAATTCTTCAGTTTTCGCATCGCCATCAGGCGACCTCCTTTCCTTGCATCAAAAAAGGACCGCCGAAGCGATCCAGACCATGTGGTTTGTGTACGAGAGAAAGAGCCTTGCGGCTCCCTCTCGGTGCTTTCTTATCTGAAGTTGTTCATGATGGCAAGAACCGCCAGCTGTGCGTTTTCTGTTTCCGGCTCGATGTCCCAGCCTCTGTCGTATCTTGCGACCGGGAAGTCTCCGAGGCAAATCTCAAGCTTGCTGATCTTGCCGCCTTCGATGCCGTAGTCCTCGCTAGGCTCTCCGTATACCTTTGCGCAGTAGGTGAATGTCTGGTTCTCGATCTTAATGCTTCCTTTTTTCCACATGGTCTTTTTCCTCCGTTTCTTTTGTGTGCCCTTTTCCTTTGGCATGTACATATATCACTCTGCGCCGGATATAAAGCAAGGAGAACCAACGCATATATGTGACAAAGATCAGCGGAAGAAATTGTGTGTATTTGTACGAGGAACAGGGCCTTTCATAAGGGCTCCGTTCCCGATTCTTTTTACTTGAATGGCACCTCCGCTCTGGCGATGCTTCTCGGATCCATCTGCATCGATATGGCATCCGGGTAATGGCTTAAGTGCGCTAGTTCTTCCCAGAGCCGGTTCTCTTCCTCGTACAGAGAATCGTAAGCACCGGGAGGCGCCATTCCGCATCCAAGCTTATCATCGACGGCAATAAATGTTTCGATTTCGTCAATCTTCTTCAGGATTTCCTTTTTCTGTCTTGTCATGGTCTTTGTCTCCTTTCCGTGTTCCAGAATTGGAAGGCCCCTCTTCAGGGCCCTCCCAATTCCCTTAATTCAGGATCATCTTGAAGGCGTGGCCTTTTTCATATCCTTTGCCCCAGAGGTCCTTCCGGAGGTTGACCTCAACCATCTCGCCGATCGTGCAGCCTGCCTCTTTAAAAAGCCATAAGGTTTCGATTGCATCCGTTGCCCTGCAGGAGTAGGTGAAGGCCTTGATGCCGTTCTCCTTCATGCATGCGGTGAGGGCTTCCACATCCCGGTCCCAGATGATGTCGTCGAAGTCGAGGATCTCGTTCTCGTTGTCTCTTGATTTCTCGTAAGCCCTCCAGATCTTCCAGGCGATGTCGCCCATCGCATCGATCCTGTCCTCGGCTTCCTTCCCGGCTTCTCTTGCGGCGTCCCGCTCCTCTGCGGTGGTGGCTTCCTTGTAGGCTTTCTTTGCTTCTGCGATGGTGTTGTAGGTTTCTTCGAAAATGTTCGTCATTGCTTTGTCCTCCTTGCTTTGTGCTTGTTTTCCTTTGGCATGTGTATTAATCACTCTACCGGGAAGATATAGCAAGGAAATGTAGATCATAATTTGCACAAGATTTGAGGGCAAAAGCTGTGTAATTTATGCCTCGCCGTGCAGGATGAGATGGGCATATTCATCGCGGTGATCCTCGAGGTAGAGGACCAGCTCGAAGTAGCCTCTCTCGTAGGCAAGGCGCTGAACCATCGGAAGATCGAACATGTTCGTAAGTCCCGTATCGCGGATCGAAAGGATCTGTTCCTTTACTTTCGGATCCATCATCTTGCCACCTTTCTTACGACATCTTCGCCGTAGATCACGTTGAGGCCGGAGCCGTTGTCCCAGTTCACCAGAAGGCTCCCCGTATCATCGACTCCGATGACGGTTCCGAGGGTTCCTGCAGGCGGCGCCTGAATATCATCCATCTGCACCAGTTCGATTCGTGTGCCCTGCGGGTAATTCTCCCGCAGAGCCTTGAGTGCTGTCTCGCTTATCATTCTCATGCCTTTGCCTCCTTTGACGGAGCTCCGTTTCGGAAGGCTGCGCTTCCGGTCAGGTTCTGAAGCAGGATCTTTCTTGCTTTCTTGTACTCCGGTCCGATAAAGCCGAGGCGGAGAAGGAAGCAGCGGAAGGCGTATTTCTCATTGTCCGTTTCTACCGGCCTGTTGCTGGCGTGTTTCAGCTCTTTTGAGAACTTGCAGAGCAGGGAAAGGAAAGTGGTGTAAGCTTTTGCTTCCTCGGCGGTAAGTTCCCGGGTAAACCATGGGAATTCAATCTTGTCCTCGGTGACGTTGATTCGAAGGTCCGTGACCCCGAGGGCGTGCCGGATCAGGTCTCCCTTGGAGGAGAGGATGTTCGTCAGGGTTCCGACGTTTGCGGCTGTGAGCGGGAGGCTCACCGTAAGCTCCGGCGCTTTCTCATCTGCTTCCGTCTTCTCGTCTGCGGCAGGTGTTTCTTCCTGTGGCTCAGCTTCCGGGGCGCCCTTGGCTTCAAGCAATTCATACCCCTGAGCTTTTAGGGCTTCGAGCAGGCTCCCGAGGTCCTTTCCGTCCGGAGCCGTCAGGGTTGCATCCCGGTTTACGGTCAGGTCGCCGATCTGGAAGGCGTAGGTCGGGGTGAACTGGTAGACTGCTTTTTCTCCGGTGATCTCTCCGATGGCCTTTGCGAAAGCCTTCTTGTTTTCCTTGGTAACGTTAAATGCAAGTTTCATGGTATGTACCTCCTTTGTTTTGTAGTACATACATCACTCTGTGCCCGGAATATAGCAAGAGAATCTAAATGAAATAACTACCAAAGAGAAGCCGAAGAAACGCAGCAGTTTATGTGGTTTCGACTTCCTTTACGAGGTCGGAATAGGGGAGCTTCTTGCCGCCACGTTCTACATACACACCATCCGCATCACCGGTATCCTCGACATAGCGGCGGAGGATCACAGAGGCATATTTCGGATCAAGCTCTGACATGTAGCAGATTCGATTCATCTGTTCACAGGCCATCATCGTGGAACCGGAGCCGCCGAAGGTATCGAGCACGATGGCGTTCTCCTGACTGGAATTCTTGATCGGGTAGGAGAGAAGATCGAGCGGCTTGCTGGTCGGGTGATCCTTGTTACGCTTCGGCTTATTGAAGTTCCAGATGGTCGTTTGCTTTCGGTCGGAATACCATGGATGCTTTCCATTCTGAAGGAAGCCGTAGAGGATCGGTTCATGCTGCCACTGGTAATCGGAACGACCGAGAACCAGAGAGTTTTTTACCCAGATACACACTCCTGCCAGATGGAAGCCGGCATCAATGAAGGCTTTTCGGAAGTTAAGCCCCTCGGTATCTGCGTGGAAAACATAAGCCGCACCACCTTTCTCAAGGTGAGCGGCCATGTTGGTAAATGCAGAAAGCAGGAACTTATAGAATTCATCGCCCTTCAGGCTGTCGTTTTCAATCGTGAGCCCGTCGGATGCTTTGAAGGAAACTCCGTAAGGCGGATCTGTAAGGATCAGGTTTGCGGTCTTGCCTCCCATCAGGCGCTCGACGTCTTCAGGAGAAGTAGCATCGCCGCAGAGCAGTCGGTGCTTTCCGACCGTCCAGAGATCACCTTTTTCGACGAAGGATGCCTTCTCAAGGGCAGCGGAGAGATCAAAATCATCATCTTGTGCGCTGCCATCGTCTGGGCCTGCCATCAGCTTTTCCAGATCCTTTTCGTCAAAGCCGAGGAGTGACAGATCAAAGGATTCATCTTTCAAATCGGACAGTTCCACAGAGAGCATCTCTTCATCCCATCCTGCATTCAGAGCCAGCTGATTGTCGGCAAGGATATAGGCACGCTTCTGAGCGTCGGTCAGGTTTTCGGCAAAGACGCAGGGGATAGTCTTATATCCTTCCTCGCGTGCTGCCTGCACACGTCCGTGGCCGACGAGGATGTTGTATTTACTGTCGATCACGGCAGGGGAGACAAAGCCAAATTCACGAAGGCTTGCTCTTAGCTGTGCGATCTGTTCCTTGGAATGTGTTCTGGCATTCCTTGCATAAGGCACCAGCTTATCAATTGGTACCTGCTCGAGTTTTACGGTATCCATTTATCGTCCTTTCCTTGAACGAAGAAGCTGCTCCATCGTGTCATTCGGATTTCCATCCTCAAACTCCTCGGTGCAGTTCTGTTTCACAATGTCGTAGATTTCCATCCAGATGAGATTGGCAGCCTTCTGAAACTGGCTGGCCATCTGGACGAAGGGAGAGCTCACAACACCGCCGGTCGTCGGATGTTTGCCTAGAAGGCCGTAGGTACTGATCGCATCCTCGCACTGAATGTAACGAGCGAAGTTCTGAGCGTAGGATTCAATGAGACGCTTGTTTACGAGATTTTCGCAGTGGCGGCGCTTCAGCCAGAGCCAGGTTTCCTTGTAGATAACGTCGGCCCCGAGAGGCTTGCCGTTCTTCTGTTTGGCAGAGAGATATTCATCCGGCTTCGGCATATCTGCGCCTTCGAGCACAGCTCCCTCCGGAAGATCCACTGCCTCAAGTTCATCCGGCTCCAGATCAGGAATGTCATTTCTCATGATCTGAACCGGCTTTCCATTTGCTATCTTTTCCGCAGCAGGAGTGGGCTTGCCACCGGCTTTAATTCGCCTGCCGCCACGGTATGTTCCGTCTTTTGCCACGGGTTACACTTCCTTTCCTGCAGGCGGCTGGGTTTTATCCCCTGTTTGAACCGGAAAAAACGCACACGAGAGGGGCCGGCGGTCTTTTAGCCTTTTGGTTTTAGAGATTCAGACCGCCCCTCCCGGTTTCCTGTCACCACGTTTCTCGTGGATTTTTTCGTGACAGCTCCGGCAAAGACTCATGAGATTGCTCTCGTCGTTGGTTCCTCCCTCGGAGATCGGAACGATGTGGTGGACTTCCTCGACCGGAACGAATCGCCCATGCTTTAAGCACTCCTCGCAGAGCGGGTGCTTATGAACGTAGCGTGTCCGGATCTTTCTCCACTGGCTGCCGTAACGCTTGTGTCCGTTATAGCCCCGGGTGAAGTCATCGTAGTGCTTCTCCATCAGTCTCTTATGCGTGGGGCAGTACTGTTCGCCGTCCTCACAGAGATCTCTGCATCCCGGATACCGGCAGGGACGTTTCGGCTTCCTTGGCATGCCTGCCGCCTCCTTTCTGGCATAACAAAAGCCCCGGAGGAATCTTCCTTCGAGGCTTCGGTTCAGCCGCCTGCGCGACTTTGTATCATTCATTTTTGCTGATTCTACTATAACATACAGGGGTGGCGTGCGTCTTGTTGCAACGTGTGGTATTGCGTGCAACTTTTAAATCATTACAGGATTTTCAGGTACCTTCAGGTGATCGAGTGCGTTGTCATGCCAACGGCAGGCAGTGGTCCGGTCGATGTGAAGTTCCGTTCCGATCTCTTTCCAGGTCATCCCGCAGAGATAGCGGTAGGAGAGAATCAACTGCTCGTCCGTGGAAGGAAGGGAACGGATCATTTCGCCGATCTGTTTTTTCAGCTTGGAAAGGAGATTCAGTTCATCCGCAATCTTTCCTTCTAGTTCTTCCAACCGTTCCAGTGCCTGCACGAAAGGTGCATCCGATGGATGGGAGGCCTGCACGTGTTCCTTGTCATAGCAGATCGCAGAAACGCTGCAGGACAGCTCCCGGATTCGTTTTACTTCCTCGGTGTCCAGACGTATGCGCTGGTCGAGGCGATATGCCTGCTGGAGATATTCTTCTGGGGTCATTCGAGAACCTCCTTTCTTATGTTTTCTATCAGGTACTCTCCATCTACAGAGGTAAGAGCCGAATACCATCCGGAGCGGAAGAACCGCTCCAGATCAGAGGCAGCAGCCTTGGCTTCCCGGTTCCTCGGAGTTTTCTTCAGACGCTTTAGGGCACTCCGGTAATCCTTCGCTGCCAGAAGGACGATGGCGTTGGCGAGTTTTTCATAAGGATCCATTCGCATCTCCTTTCAGGTTTGCCTTCACTGCATTAATCAGTGCGGACTGCGTCTTGTCCTTAGTCCGGAGCGCCTTCATGATGTTCTCGTCGATGGTGCCCTCGGTAATGATGTGATGGATGACCACGGTTTCGGACTTCTGTCCCTGTCTCCAGAGGCGGGCGTTCATCTGTTCGTAAAGCTCAAGACTCCAGGTCAGAGTGAACCATACGATGGTGCTGCCGCCGGACTGAAGATTGAGGCCGTGACCAGCGGAAGCCGGATGAATCAGGGCGATGGGAATTTGCCCTTTGTTCCATTCCGTAAAGTCCTCGTGACTCTTCAGTTCTCTTGCTGAAGAGAAGCGCTCTTTGATGCGGTCCAGATCATGGCGGTACCAGTAGCTCACCAGCACCGGCTTTCCATTAGCGCCTTCGATCAGATCTTCCAGCGCATCGAGCTTCCTGTCATGGATCTTCACGACTCCGCCGTCGTTGTCATAGACAGCACCGTCCGCCATCTGGATCAGCTTTCCGGAGAGAGCAGCAGCATTCCCGGCATCGATTTCCTTGTCCCTTAAGGAAATCGTCAGTTCCTTTCTCATCGTGTCGTAGAGCTTCTGTTCCTTTTCATCGAGCTTTACCCTGACTTCGTTCATGATCCGTTCCGGCATTTTCAGGTAGTCGGTACTTTTCATGGAAATCGTGATATCGGAGATCTTGTTGTAGATCTGTTCTTCAGCTCCGGGTAGCGGCTTGTAAGAGTAAACGACAGGGCCGTTGTACTTGTCTGGTCGGAAATATTGAAGGCGATATCTGGAAATATATCTTCCGAGCCGCTCTCCAAAATCCAGAATCCGGTACTCGGCCCACAGGTCCATGAGCCCATTGGAGGAAGGGGTACCGGTGAGCCCGACAATCCGTGTGATTGTCGGACGGACCTTCATCAGCGCCCGGAAGCGCTTGGCCTGATGATTTTTGAAAGAGGAGAGCTCGTCGATTACGATCATGTCGTAGTCAAAGGGAATGCCTGATTTCTCAATGAGCCACGGAACGTTCTCGCGGTTAATGATATGGATGTCGGCGGGTTTCTTCAGTGCATCCAGTCGTTCTTTTTCGCTTCCGACGGCAACCGTAAAGGTGAGGTCTTTTAGGTGATCCCACTTTTCAATCTCAGAGGGCCAGGTATCCCGGGCTACCCGAAGAGGCGCTACGACGAGAACGGATCTCACTTCGAAGCGGTCATGGATCAGCTCTTCGATGGCAGTGAGCGTGATCGCCGTTTTGCCAAGACCCATATCAAGCAGGACCGCAGCAATGGGGTGGTCGATGATGTATTGAATGGCGAATTTCTGGTAGTCATGCGGTACGAATTTCAATGGCCAGTACCTCCTTCCATCTTCCGGAGGACCTCGCCGATCTGTTCCGGGTCGTCAATGACGAATACGGTAAAGCCAAGGTGTTCGAGCTGGATCTTTCTCCGTTTCTGGAGCGGACGGAGGTGTTTGCCCGGTGCCTTCAGTTCAGCAAAGGCCATCCGCCCGGAAGGGAAAAGCAGGATGCGGTCTGGCACACCTGCCGTTCCGGGAGAGGTGAATTTCCATGCTTTCCCTCCGGCAGCACTGACTGCCTGCACCAGTTTCTGTTCGATATCTTTTTCTCTCATAAAGCCTCCTTCGGGTCCGCCAGATCAAAGGCGGCATAAGCAGCGGAGAGGAAGTTGTCGATAGGTCTTCCCTTGTAGCGGTAGCTTTTATCATTGCCACACCGCACATAAAGCCGGCCGTTTCCGAGTCTGTTGATGAATACACCCTGATCGTGATAGTTGAGGTAGTAATTTCCGTTCCGGAGCGGTCTCCATTTCCGTCTCGGAAAGTTCAGCTTCCGTTTCTGACGATTCTTGAAGCGGCGCTCACGGTCCTTGGCCTCAAGAATGTCGCCTTCCATGATTCCGGCGCAGATGCAGCCAACACGGAAATCATCGAAGTAGTCGTCATGGCGCATCACATGGATATAGCGCACTTTCTTGCAGCCGCAGAGTTCACATTCGGTTGTTGCATCCTCGTCATCCATTTCATCTGCAATGTCGATCACCTCTACGCAATACCAGCCGGAGAGAGGCGCACCATATTCTTTTAATTTCCGGTGGCATCGGGCGATATACTTTTCATCAAGTTCTTTCATAAAAAATCATCCTTTCCATAGCCTGTCCGGAGCTTGTCCCCGTGAAAAGGAGTCTTTTCATAGGGAGCCAAATGTCCGGAAAGCCGCTAAAATCAATTGTTTTCATGCCATAGGGGATTCAATTTTTCTTTTGGACAAGGGGACAGAAAGGACAAGAACTCCCTATATACCCTTACGCGTGTGTTGTTATTACCTACTCCTTTTTGTTACAAGGATTTCGAATATATATAGAAATCTTGTCCTGTCCACGTATCTTGTCCCAATCAAATCCTGCGATAGAGCCTCTGCCTTCCGTAGAAGGCCTGCTTTTTCCTGTCATTGGTGCGTTCCCAGCCATCGACCTGTGTCATGAGGGCAGCAATCAGATAGCTGTCGGATGATTTGAGTTCCGGCAGGTTCTTGTTGAAACACTCGCACCAGATTTCCGCATTGGAGATTTCGTTCCGAAGATGAAGTTCCCCATGATCCGGATTTCCGAATTCAGAGCCCTGAAGAAAATTCTTTCTGGCATAAAGGTCCATGTCGTCCCAGTTGGCGGGAACAGGGGTATTCAGGTACTCCTCGACCATGCCGACACGCTCATCCGCCTCCATAGCGCCGCGCTGCTCTTTCTCGGCGGCTTCCAGTACGTCACCCTCGAGGTACAGCTTTTCGCCAGCCTTCCAGATCTGCTTTGCCTCCGCCCAGAACTGGGCACGGTAGTTCTCGTCGAAGTTCCATGCCTTCCTCTGCTTTTTCTGATGGCATTTGATGATCCAGAAACGGCGGTTTCCGGTGATATCACGCAAGTATCCGCGCTCGCCGTTGACGGTCGCAATAATGACGCACTGCCTCGGATGGCTTTCTACGACCTTGCCGTAAGAAGGACGGTACTTGTCGTCGGATGTTGAGAGGAAGGCCTTGACCTTCTCGATGTCGGCTTTCTTCATTCCGGCAAGTTCTCCGATCTCGACGACCCAGAATCCTTGCAGCTTTTCTGCGCCTGACTTGTCGTCCATATCAGTGAGGGAGAGCGTCTCGCTGTAGTAGTCCGAAGTCACGAGATCTTTTACGATGGAGGATTTTCCGATTCCCTGATCGCCGTCCAGAACAGGCACACAGTCAAACTTCGTTCCGGGCTCATAGATTCTTGCGACCGCAGCGGCGAAGGTCTTTCTGGTGACGGTCCGGACATATTCCGTATCATCAGCCAGAAGGTAGCGGATGAAGAGATCCTCCACGCGCTCGATCCCATCCCACTCTGGCAGACTGTCCAGATAGTCGCGGATGGGATGGAAGTGGCGGTCGTCTGCAGTCTTTGTAAAGGAAACATCGTAGTTTCTGCTGGAGAAGGGCAGATAGCGGATGTCGATGATGGACTTCAGCTGCGCCGTATCGGCATCCCTCCAGAACTCATTTCCTTCGGGTCTGTCCCACGGCAGCGGCCCGGTTACCTGGATGCGGTTTGCCATCTCGTTGAAGGCAAAGTTCTGGAAATCCGGATCATTGGCCAGAATCAGATTGAGGTTGTACACGGTGTTCTGGAGAAGCGTGGAACGGGACATGTACTTGAGCTTTTTCTTCCAGTCATTGTTCTCATCCCCGGCATCGGTAAAATCGGACTGGGCATCCTTCATGCGTTCCTCGGAAGCAGCCAGCTTTACGTCGTCCTGCTGCATGGCAAAGTCGCACATCGCGCTGAAGGATTTCTTTTCATCCAGGTCGCCGAAGCGGTGAATCCGCACAATGTCGAAAGCATTACAGAGTTGCAAGTAGGCGGGATCCTTGGCGTGGTGGGAGTAGACGAACTTGTCCTCCTTGATCTCGACGCCTGCCATGGAGTTCGATTCGATTAAGTGCCAGCGTTCTGGATTTGTCGTCGGCTCATATACATCTGAGAGAAAAGTCTCCAGAGCCTTCGTAATGGGGTAGTAGGTACGATTGAAAAGCCCGACGACGCCGGACTTCGTAAGCGGATCCTGCACCTTTTTCTGCTGGGTGGTATTGGCCTTGCTCTCCCTCGATGAGGTGGGAAGCCGTGTCGGATCCTGCCACTCCGGGTGAGCAGAGAGAATCACATCCGGATCCAGCCATCCGCCGTCCGTCTCCTTGTAGACGAACGTTCCGTTTGACGGGCACGAAGGCCAGTACATCAGCTGATTAGGCTGATAGCTGCACTCGTCGAAGTACTCAATGTTCAGGGACTGAGCGAGGTATCTTGCGACCGCGACATATTCCTCCGGAGCCACATCTCGGGTCAAAGGGAAGACCAGACGGACTCTTGGGTTGTCGGGCGTGCTACTGTGCGTAGTGTAGAGCACTGAGGTGTACGGGCAGAGATTCTCGTAGTTATCAAGGAACTCTGGCGTAATGCGGTCGCCGTCCAGAGCCACCATGGAACGTTTCTCGACCGTGTCGATCTTCCTGCGTCCGCCGATCAGGGAGCCGCCGACAAAGCCGCCGTGGTCCTTGGCAGCATCGCGGGCTAACTTGGCCATTTTCGAATATTCCTCGGCCGACTCAGTCGTGCGGATGGGAGTCTTAAGACGGGCCTTCAGGTCATCAAAGGTCGTTGTCTTATTGGTCCATGTTTTTGCCTGACGGGAATTTCCGTAGGCAATGGCAAGATCTCTCATAACGTCACCTCCCGGCAGTCCTCAGTGAAGTGTCTGATCTTCATGCGGCGCTTTCTGGCGCGTTCCAGTTCAATGTCCATGCCGGAAGTGATCCGGTCTCCGAAATACCAGAGTTCAGAACATTTCCCAAGCAGGACCAGATCCATGAACATGGCCTTCCTGCGCTCTGTTGCTTCATCCATGAAGGAGAGCAGGAGATGGGGCGAGATCGGAATGTATCCGCTGTCCGTTGCAAACCGGGCATACTTTTTTGCTTTTTCCGTATTGCCTTTCGGATCATCTGCATAAGGAGCGCAGATGTAGATCACGGGCATATAGCTGTGTTCCATAAAAACCTCCTTAATCTGTAAAGAAAGACCTGGGGAGAGTTAGTTCTCCTCAGGTCTTCCGTCCTCGTTTTCAGTTTGATTTCGCACCCTTCTTATACATTTTTCTTAGCACGGGATCTTTACTGATCGTCTCAGTGATTTTGCCCAGAGTCTTTCGAATCGCGCTTTCGGACACACCACGCTTGTCTGCAATTTCACAGTTGTTGTATCCTTCGATGAATTTCATTTCATAGATTTCCCGCCAGCTTTTCTTCATTGTGGCAATGACTTCGTGCAGTCTTTCGATATCCGCCGGCAGCTTTTTGTCGTGCTCATCGATGGTGTAGAGGAATCTTGCCTTGTCACCGACGCCGTCCTCATCGCCGTCACCCATCATCTCTTCAATGGAGCCAAGCCAGTTCTTCGGTACAGCTTCTTCCATGGCGACGGCAAGTTCGTCTTCAGTCGGCATGCGGTGATAGGCGGATTCAAACCATGTGACGTAGTCCTTTTTCCATTTCTCGACCATGGCTTTCTGTTCCTTCTGATTCCCGTGCAGATACTTAAGATTGCTTCTGACTTCACTGTCATCCAGAAGATGAAGAGTGCGGATGTCTGCTTCCGTTACATCGTTTTCTCCGGGTTTCAGTTCGATTACGAGCTTTCCGTTTGCGTCGTAATACTTGTAGGTCTCACGCTGGTTCCGCCTGGTCTTGTGTAATTTCATAAAAAACCTCCTGTTCTTCCCGTTGCCGAGGAGAACCGGAGGCATGAAAAAAGCATGGCGGTACCATCGGAACGGGGTAAAAAACTCGCTCTGTTGGTCCGCCATGCTCGTAGCCGGACTTACATATTTACTTGTGACCATCACATCCGCTCGAGCCACTCTGTGCACCGGGTGAACGTCTGTGAAAGTGAAGCTGACAAGAGCAAAAATTTCTGACAATACAATGCCTTTATTGAGAGCTGTATTGTCACGTGGTATAATGTTTTAGTGGGGTTTGTTACGGGTTGCTGATCCATATCCCCAGAGTAGATAAAAGCATTCCACCAACTGAAAATGACTCTTGCTTTGCTTACAAGAATCATTAAGAAGTAGAAGTTGCTTTATTTCATGTTGTCGGGATTGTCGCTTTTGTCGAAGTTTTTGAAGTGAGGACAATCTATGGATAACAGAGATAAATGGAGACTGTGCGGGGGAACATTTTTTATATTGATATCTAATGCTCGCAAACAGATGATTTCTAAAGGTGAGATGTACGCGGGAAAGAAAAGCGGCATAACTGAGCCGGAGACACTTATGGCTTTGGCAAGAATCATTACGCCAGACATTCAGGACCCGGAAGATTCAGAAAATAAATCAATGCGAGATGGGACTTTAAAGTTCAAATCATGCGCTACTTGGGGATGGCGTCCATTTCTTTTCAACGATAAAGCAGCAAAGAAATCTTTTGATGAGCGAATAAAGAACGATTATCAGGGATGCTTAGCTCAGATGACAGAGTTTACAAATAAATATTTGGACTTGAGAACAGACACCCATAAGGATTTTTTTCTTGTGAAAGCATTACTAGAGCTGTTGGATGCAGACAGAACAATAGATGGTGATACAAAGTTCTACACTGAAAAATCAGGTGAAACTATTACCAAAGATGAACTGCTGGGGCAGACAACTATTTGCCTGGAATCATTTCTTCTTGGACTTTGGCATTACTGCATCGTCGAGGTAAAGAAAAACTCCATAGGGCAAGAGACTTATAAAGAATGGTGTCCGCCCACGGAAGGAAATAATGAACGTCCTTATGAGGCCTGTGTCGGAGAAGACAGTGATCGGCAGGTGAAACTTACATATAGCATGCCTTCGGAATTTATGAATTACGAGGATAAAAAGGCACCGGATGAGGCAAGTGATCCTGAGCCGGAACGTATAGGTTCTGTTTATGAATCAAAAGAAAACGCGCAACAGAACCTGGAACAGACAATCAATCAGCCGAAGGTGTTCAATTTCCGTTTTGAGCAATCGGGTAATGGCACGCAGATCGGATATGTAGAGCATTTTCACGGGAAGAAGGAGGACTGAGCCTGTGGAGAAAAATGAACTTCAGAAGTCCTCTTCTCAGCTTCCAACGATGGAACAGCCTCAGCAGGTTGGTATCCATATGGAACAGTCCGGCGAAGGCGAGCAGATCGGATATGTAGAACATTACGAGGCGAATAACACCATTCAGGTTGTTATTCCGGTGAGCCATACCGGCAGACGAGGCATGGGCCAGCAAGTCATCACCATGAACACGGATTGTTACAATCTGTTTGTAGTCGAGGGCGAGATGTATGAGAACACTACTGGAACATTTACCATCGATACAAGTCTTGCTTTGACAGAAAGCATCGATGACGATTTGAAGGCTAAGTACGCCCGGCTTGATGAGGAAGCGCAGCTTGCTGTGAGGGCGTTCCCAGCGATATTTGCCAGCAAGAATCACCATTACGGATATACAGACGCAGATCATTATGCTGCCTATGGGATTGTGACGAATATCGAAAGAGATGGTCATCAGCTCATCATCTCGTATTTCATTCTGTCGGATGTTCCACAGCAGGTTCTGAATGAAATGGCGACAGAACTTGACCTCAAACGAGCAGCACAATACAACGAATTGAATGATCCGCATTGGACAATCAAGAAAGCAAACTTGATCGCGTTGTTAAAAAGCAGAGGAATAAATGTAGCGACAATTTCATAGCATTCAGCTCATGAGAAGCACGGATATACGGAGGTAACAAATGAGTGTTGAATACGAAAACATGAACGTTGAAAAATGGGTAAATCTTGAAGATATCGCAGATTATCTGAGCGTTAGCCAGGACACGATTCGCACATGGATTAAAGAAGGAAAGCTGCCGGTATACAGGGCCGGAAAACGATACAAATTTAAAATTTCTGAGGTCGATGAATGGATCAGAGAAGGCAAAATAAAGAATGGAGACGCAGTTATGAAAGGAGCAGACAAGGCACATGGGGACAAGCGAAACTAATGAAAAAATGCCAGCATCTATACGGAGAATCACTCTGAATAGCGCCACATCTCTAATTCCCGGGTATGTTGATAACTTTACACTTTTCAACTTTCCATCAACCGCGGGCTTTTTGGAACTTCGCCCGCGGAAAATAATGGGCTAAATATTACGGATCCATGGTAATCGGCTCCTGTTTTTGGAACTCAATGATAACTTCGCTTGTTGCTCAGGCCCCGTCTCGCTTTGTCCCGGAAAGATCTGCTTCCCTGGCCTCACGCTCAAGTGTCTTCTTGTTCTTGGATCCCGGTGGCCTGCCTGGCTTTCTCTTGACGTGTACGATACCTGCAGCTGCCTCGGCTGCCTCTCGCTCGAGGGTCTTCTTGTTCTTGGATCCAGGCGGTCTGCCCCGGCCTCTCTTTTTCGTTATTCCGTCTGAAGAGTCGGCTGTCCGCGGTACAGAAGTTGCATCCTGCTTTCCTTTGTCCGGAGCAGGTATTGCACCATTGCCATCTGTGATGACATCTGTTGGCTTTTCACCTGAGACGCCGGCTTCTGGTACTGTCAACGGATCGCTGCTATTCGTGTCGAAAGAAGCAACGGATTTTCCACTGGCATCATCCTCAGCAATCCTGAGCCCTGCCTTTTCCGCCGCTTTTCTCACGCGAATCAGCTCGTTTGCCTTGCGCTTTTTCTCGATTTCATCATCCGAGAGATAAGCTTTGCGTGCAAATGCGTACTTCCTTGTGAGTTTGTTTTTCTCACCCTCTTTGAAGACATAGGTGAGCGCATTGTCCTTCCGATTGATCTTGAAAGGGCTGGCAATCCGGAAGGCATCGTAGAAATCTCTGGCCTGTCGGATCGGAATCTCGGGGAGAATGACCTCATCAAAAACCTCCGCCTTCTGACCACGCAGTTCCAGAAACAGGCTGGAGGGAGATTCCCTGAAAACCTGCCCAACTGGGATCTGTTCAAGGAAGCTCTTCCCGCTCTTGTCGGTCATGGCATCCTCGGAAGGTTCATCCAGAGCTTTGGCAAGTGCCGGGGATACCTCCACATACCTGCTGTCCACCATACCGAGACGATTCTTGATGACGATAACAAGAAACGTGGCAATGAACGCAATCAGCATGTGTCCTTTCAGGGTCTCCATGTTGTGCTGCCGTACCGGAAGGAACTTTGCATAGTTCTTGCCAAAGTCAAAGTACTGCTCGATATCCTGGCGGACATAGTATTCCGGAAGGACCTCCTCTACAGGAAGGTCTCTTGTAGTGACGATGGCAAAAACACCAAGCTGCTCAGAAATCTCGAGGATCTGGTCACAGGTCATCTTCCTGGCAGACTTCGTCTTCATCAGCCGTGTGTACTTGAAGGAGCTGCTGTCGCGGTCTCTGCAGAGATAAACAAACCCTGTGACGTCCTTCCCGGTTTCCTGATCGACGGCGATCTTCGTCTCGACCTTGACGATATAGAGAATGCGGTCCCTGTACCGAATCGCATTTGTGTCATCTTTAAGCTCCGCGGCATGCTCATCCAGGATCTGCTTGTACAGATCATAGGTGGGATTCAGTCGGGTCATGAAGTCAATGCCAGAGAGAACAAGTTTCTCCATGGTAGAGGGACAGCAGTATCCTGCATCACCAATGGCATAAGAAACATCGCAGTGATACTGTTTCGCCAGCTCAATGATGCGCTGTGTCGTGGAAACATCCACGATGTTGCCCGGGATGATCTCATAGAAGATCGGCAGTCCGGTAGACCGCTGAACAAGGGCAATCATCCGGAACTCGATATTGATATCGCCCTCATGGTTGCTGACACGGGTGACCGGGAGATCACACTTGTTTGGCATTCCGGTGCTGTCGATCAGGATAGAAACCTCCTGATCCGTTGAATTCAGCAGATACTTGATATGCGCAAGAAGGAAGTCCCTGCGCTGGCTGTCGTCGCCGAGCTTTGCCAGCATATCACTGATCCGCTGGCTGTAAATGTTGGCCTTCGGGAACAGGTACGATGCATAGTTCTGTCGATACCACCTGTCGGCATTCACGTTCGCCTTTCCCTCAAGGATGTAATAGAAAAGGAGGGCGTACAGAGTGTCCCGATTCACATATTTGAGAGAGTCAAGGACTTCGTTATAGCCGATCGAATCGATCAGTGTTTTCAGGAAGTAGGAGTCGCCGAAGTCCACAAGCACATGCCGCTCTTTTCGCGCTCCGTCAGGGTTCTGTTCCGCGTTCGGGACATCCTTTGCCTCAAGTGCAGTGATGCTCTGATCATCCGGATTGAAATGGAAGTAACCTTCATCCCGTTTCCAGAAGATAAGGCGGTCCTTGTCGATCACCTTTCCGAGGTACTTCTGCCCCTGCTTCCTGGGGCCCTGATCCGTCTGAATCGTAGAGCCTGGCCATACAGCAACAAGTGTGCCGGATGAGTTATTGCGATAAGAAATGCTAGGCATTTATTCGTCCTCAAGTTATTGTTTGTGATAACTTATTGTACGATATTTTGCCCGGCTTCGCAATAGTAGTAGCCAAGAAACACCGTGCTTTAGGCACTTTTTTGAAAATATTGTGCAGAAATATTCCCGAGAGTTATCAAGTTACCCGGGAAATAGAGCACATTCGAGGGGCAGAACGAACATATCACTCCAACCTTCATCAACTTCTTTTATGGCAGGAACGGAGCTGGAAAATCTACGATTGCCAAGGCTATAGATGCGGATGATGGTGTTGAATGGGACGAGGGACTGAGTGCGGACAAGTTTGATGTGCTTGTCTACAATCAGCAGTTCATCGACGATAATTTTTCTGATTACAGTGAAGTCGCAGGTGTCTATACGGTCTGCAGCGACAATAAGGAAAGGCGTTAGTAAAGAACCGGGTTGATGGGTTCCATACCACAACCTCCATGGTGAACTCTCGACGCGATAATGTCCGATGAAGATATAGAATCCCCATTTGGAGCTCTTTTCTTCTCCGCATAATGCCTATCTTGTTATTTATAGTCACATACTCGGCAAGTGAGTGTATGTGTTTAGGCAATCTAGGTGATGCTTTGTTACATGATGCAACACAGCACGGATAGGAGTGTACCCAGCTCGAGCTCAAAGTGAGGTATTAGTGGTCTCATGCTAGGCGATCGCTTATCAACCCGTTTCTTAACTAACGCCTAAGGAAAAAGAAGAAGCCGCACGACAGAAGGGCGAAGAAAGGGATAAGGTTGAAGAAAAGAAAACAGCAGCGAAACAGGTAGTCGACGGCAAAAAGCAATACCGCGACGATCTTCTCCCGACGCTGCAACAGACACTTTTTGATATTGTGAAACCATTAAGGACGCAATTTAGTAAGGTCGCAGACGGCACCGGACGGAAAGAATCATTATACAAGCTGATCAAAGATGTGAAAAAGCCTGTTGCTCATAAGCTTGAAGAAATACAGAGAATCTATGATGTCGCATACAAGGGAGAATTGAAAACATACAGACTGTTCGACCGCGTCAGTACGTCCTCTACATATGGCAGGCTTCCGGGCTATGCACTTATGGATAAGGTGATCATCAGCAGCGGCGACACTCCGTTCTCCAAATTCATGAATGCTCTTGGAGCGTCCTCCTGGGTACGTGAAGGGCATATTCACTATGTCCCCGGGTCAGAAGGAAAGTGCCCTTTTTGCCAGCAGAAGCTGCCGGTTAATTTTGAGGTAGAAATTGCTGCGAGTTTCGATGAACAGTACCAGAATGACCTGGCGGATATAAAATCGTTCCAGACAGCTTACGATAATGAGACTGCCGCTATTCTGCGGACGCTCAACGGTAATCTAAGCGGAAGCATTATGCCTTCTCTTGATCTGGATGAGTACAGAGACAAGCTGAGCCTTCTGGAGAAAAGCATCGCTATCAATAAAGACCGTATTTCCACAAAGGTGGAAAAGCCAACAACCGAGGTTTCGCTGGAGGATACGGATTCACTTCTGCTTGAAATCGGTTCTCTTATTGACGAGATCAATAAGAAGATAAAAGCCAACAATGACGTAGTAGACGACATTGGCAATCAGAAGAAGCTGTGCAAGCGCATGTTTCAGGAGTATATCGCATCGCTTGCCCAGCCGCACATTGCTGCATACGATGCCAATTACGCAAAAGCCGATGAAGAAGTCAAAAAGGCAGAGGAAGAATGGAAAAAGCTCGACAAGCAGAGCCGTGAAATCGGTTTTGATATTGCCGAGTTGAATAAGAGCATCAAGAACACATCTGATACCGTCAACAGGATGAACGAGACGCTCCGTGAAACCGGATTTCAAGGATTTCATCTGAGAGAACGTGAGGACATTCCGAACCACTATGAAGTCATCCGCGAAAACGGCGAAGTGGCCAAGAACCTGAGCGAGGGCGAGCGCAACTTTATCTCGTTTCTTTACTTCTATCATCTTGTGCGTGGCAGCCAGAGCCGCACAGAAGAAAAGCCGAAGATCGTCGTTATCGATGACCCGGTGTCCAGTATGGATTCGAGCACGCTGTATATCGTCGGTTCTCTTGTCCGTGAAATGATCGAAGTCTGCTACAACAACACAGATTACAAGGGAGACACGGAACTCGGAGATTACATCAAGCAGATCTTTATTTTGACGCACAATGTCTACTTCCACAGTGAAGTAACCTATAAGCAGGAGAAGAACTTCAGGAGTACGAGCTTCTTTAAGATTCTGAAGACAAATAACACATCTTCTGTTGTTCCGTGCGTGCGGCCTGATCCGAAGCGCCCGAGCGAGGATGAGAATTACAATCCGATCCAGAATTCCTATAAGGCTCTCTGGACGGAACTGAAAGAGACCAAGACAGCCATTCCGGCGCTGAATGTCATCCGGCAGATTCTTGAGTACTACTTCATGCAGATGTGCGGGTACGACAGGAAGGAGCTGCGCCAGCGTGTGCTTGAAGGTGAGCACAAGAATCTGTTTATGTCACCTGCTCCAGACGGTGGTAGGCCTGATCCTACCAAGTATCATCTCGCAGATTCTCTGCTCCGCTACATCAGCAATCCGACCGGCTTTGGAAGCGAAATTCATCTGATTGAGGATTACGCTGATGCGCAGCCATACATCGATGTATTCAAGCTTATCTTCGAAGCAATGGAACAGGGCGAGCATTACAAGATGATGATGGAAATGGACTGATGTCCGTTTTATCGGACACCTGAAAATATTAAATACAGACAGCAGGACGAACTGCTGCCGTGAATGGAGAAGAATCAAATGTCAGAACATCAAATGATCGACGCAATGTGGGACGACTCCCCGGTTGACGTTTCAGAAGAAACCAGCATGATCTGGTCTATCGCAAACAAACTGCGCGGACCGTATCAGAGCGACAAATATAAGGATGTCATCATCCCGATGACGATTATCCGGCGCTTCGAGTGCGCTCTTGAGCCGACGAAAGAGAAGGTCGTCGAGCAGTATGAGAAGAATCCGAATTATCCGGCAAAAGCAATGTACCGTATCTCCGGATTCCAGTTCTACAACACGAGCCGCTTTACGCTTACGGAGCTGTGCAATGATCCGGATCATCTTGCAGACAACTTCGTGTCATACATTCAGGGCTATTCATCAAATGTACAGGACATTCTGCTTTCCGAGGCGAAAGGTCTGGATTTCAAAAAACAGATCACAAAGATGGACAAGAACAACCGTCTGCTCGCTGTCGTGAAGGCGTTTTCCGAACTCGACCTGAACCCGAGAACTATCGACAACGTGAAGATGGGATATATCTTTGAGGACCTGATCCGCCGCTTTTCTGAAAATGCCGAAGCGGGCGATCACTACACAGGCAGAGACATCATCAAGCTCATGGTCAATATCCTGCTCGCAGAAGGGTGCGACGATATCTTCGACGACGGCAAGGTCATCACAATTTTGGAGCCAGCCTGTGGTGACGGAAATTTCCTTTCTGTTATTCTTCAGCGAAAGCTGGCTATCGTAACAAAAAAATATAAGCGCAGCGCATACGATTGGGAGCGTAATTCCTTGCTGGCCCTTGGCAGTATGTATGGCGTAGACATTATGCTGGATAATGTCCTCGCCTGTCAGGAGCGCTTGTTTGAAATCTGGAACAAGGAATACAAAAAGGTCTGCAAAAAAGAATGTAACGACGCAACGAGAGAAGCGGCTCGATTCATTCTCCGATTGAACATCGTCTGCGGAAATGCGTTGACTCTGCTGTGTTGCGATGCTGAGGGCAAAGAACTGAATGTTCCGATTATCTTCTCTGAATGGACATTCCCGTTCAACGATGCTCGTATGCAGCGCAAGGACTACACTTTTGCAGAATTGCTGGCAATGGACGACCCGAAACCGGCAAAGAAAAAGAAGAAGCCCGACGATGATTTTGAACAAGGCACTCTGTTTGATATGGGATTGGATGCGCCGGAGGAACCGGATGAACCGGATGACGAAGGTCAGTTCCTGCAGCAGTACATTGCGCACTATCGCCGCATCCAAGAAGATGATACCAGATGGAGAGAAGCGTATCTTCATTTAGAATTACCAAAGGAGGAAACGAACA